ATTTAAACAATGTTCACCGTCTTTTGATTGATATATTACTTCCCATTCAAAATTATCCCAACCGTATTTACGGAAAGCGTAATATAAATGTTGATTTCTTTTGTTTAAGTGGTACTTATGACTATACTTTCTTTTTGGCCAATTGGAATCAAATCCAATATAGACTTTACCATTAATGGCATTTGTGACTTTATAAATTGAATATATACTTGACATGAGCTGTGTCTTTGTGTTATAATGGATGACATAGAGTAGGTAGATGTTGACGCATCGTGACCTACACCTCTATTTATAATGAAAGAAACTTAAATAATGGCAACTCCAATTGAATATGTAGAAGAACAATGGCAAAAATGGCAAGAAGAAAATCCTGCCAGTGATTTTACACATATTGATGAAAAAATTCTAAAACAAAATCTCATTGAAGATTTAACCTATGCTTCTAATATGGATGTTAAAGAATATACTTTATATCAAAAGTGGTGTGAAGTAAAGGAAAGATATCCAGTTGAAGAAGTTTCTACTTTGTTTGGCCAAGAATTACAGATGGTTAATCCTGAACAAGAAAAGATTGTCAAACAAGTTAAATCAAACTTTTGGATGCCAAAAAATCCAGATGATTATGAATTACTAAAACCAAAATTAGTATTACATAATGGTGAATTGGCAGAAACATGGAATGCTATTCGTACATTCACTTCTACTATGAAGAACAATTCTAACATTGGTCGTAATCTATTCTATGCCGTAGTAGATGATGTCACAGGTAATTATCTAGGCGTTATTTGTATATCATCTGACTTCTTGGACTTAACTCCAAGAGACCAGGCGATTGGATGGTCAAGAGATGTTAAGACACAACAAGGAATGATTAATCACACCGCAATCGGTTCTACAATCGTTCCTACACAACCACTTGGTTTTAATTATACTGGCGGTAAATTATTGGCGTTGTTATGTCTTGCGGACACCATTCAAAAAGATTGGAAAGAAAAATATGGAGATATTTTAGTTGGTGTAACAACCACTTCTCTATATGGAAAAACCAAAGCAGGTGGGCTTTCTCAATATGATGGCCTTCAACATTGGAATGCTATGGGTTTCACCTCAGGCTCTGTTGCGTTTGAACCTAAGCGTACCACTTCAAAAATGATATTTGAATGGATTAAAGAGAATCATACAAGAAAATACTTTGAGTGGTGGGAAGCAAAAAATACACAAGGACTTCCATTGAAACGTGACCATAAAAACAGGTCATTAAACTTTGCCTATCCTAAACTTGGTATTCCAAAAGAATTGATTCGTACCGAACACCAACGTGGAATATATTTTTCTCCACTTTATAATAATACAAACGAATTTCTCCGTAAAGAAATTACGGAAGAATCATTGGTAAAGTCTTTTGATACCAGTGAAGAAGCTTTGGCAAACATTTGGAAAACAAAATATGCCAAAGGTCGAATTAGGCAACTTCAGAAAAAAGGTAATGTTTCATATGAAACACTTTTTTATGATGACCTAATTTACCTCTCTTGGGAGGAAACTAAAAAGCGTTATTTACCACAAGTTGGTCGATAAACGCTTGACTTACACACATATATAATGATATGATGTGAATACTCGTAAATCGAGAATTTTTTAAACTATGAATAGGAGTTTTATTATGAAATTATCTGCTAAAGATAAAATGTTAGTTGCTTTGAAACAACCAAGTGGTTACAACACTTTCACAGTCAAGCAAGCACAACGCCGTTTTGGCATTCAAAATGTTTCTGCACGTATTGAAGAATTACGTAAAGAAGGTCATTGCATCTACACTAACACTAAAGTTGTTGATGGTAAGAAAGTTGCTTCTTATCGTTTAGGCACACCATCTAAAGCAATGGTTCAAGCTGCTTTACGTGCTGGTTATTCTTTTACTGCTTAATTAGTACCTTATAGGGGGTTCGCTGGTAAGCGATACCCCTTTTTCAGATTCTTGAGCACTTGTAATTTTTACAATGCTTTGATTTACCAGAAACAACTTTCATCATATTACCTTGGTCTAAGTTGTTTTCTATACAGAATCTTCTAAGGTTTCTTATAGTAAAAGTTTTACCTTCGGGAGTAGTTATTTGCCATTCTTTGGAGATTTTATCTCCATATTTTAACATACTCTCAAATAGTTTATTTTTGGTTTCTTGACTTTTCTTTTTGCCAAGTTGAGCATTAGACATATTTTTACGAACTGTTTTATTACGAAATATTCCTTTTGTTCCTTCGCCACCATAAGTCATATTATAACCAAATCCAAACCTGTAATGAGTATTATACTCTCTTATAAAGTATTCTTCGGATTCTTTTATATGATTTTCGTAGTATGATTGGTATATAATTTCTTTAGTAAAATTATGCCACCCGTGTTTACGGATTGCTCTATGAAAAATAGTATTATAAGATGGTTGATTTTTATTATATGATTCAGTATAATGTTGTATAAATCTTTTTTCTGTATCACTTGTTAATCCAAAATAAGATTTATTGTTTATAGTATTTGTGATTTTATATATATAAAACATAAGTATTAAATTTATTTGTTGTATGACTAATGTATTATTTATAAGGAATTAAAATTATGGAAATTTCAATCAAAAAAGAAGATTTACAAAAAAAATCTATCTTTTGTGCAACACCAATGTACGGTGGCCAAAATCATGGTCTATACATGAAAGCTTGTTTAGATTTACAAGGTTTATGTATGCAGTATGGTATTCCAATCAAATTCTCATTTCTATTTAATGAGTCCCTAATTACACGAGCAAGAAATTATCTTGTTGACGAATTTATTCACCGTTCTGATTGTACACACTTGTTGTTTATTGACTCAGATATTAACTTTCAACCTCAAGATGTATTAGCATTATTAGCACTAGACAAAGACGTAATTGGTGGTCCTTATCCTAAGAAGGCAATCAAATGGCGTTCAGTTAAGAAAGCCGTTACAAAAAATCCAAACATTGATGATGGTTTGTTGGCACAAGTTACTGGTGATTATGTTTTTAATCCAGTTAAAGGTACAGCACAATTTTCTGTTACAGAACCATTAGAAGTTATGGAAATTGGTACTGGTTTCATGTTAGTTGAGCGTAGTGTCTTTGCTAAGATGGAAGCACAATATCCAATGATTCGTTATAAGCCTGACCATGTAGGTCAAGCACACTTCGATGGTTCACGTTACATTCACGCTTTCTTTGATACTGTGATTGATACTAAAGATTCTATTACAGGTGGTGGTTCAGACCGTTACCTATCAGAAGATTATATGTTCTGCCAAATGTGGCGTAAAATGGGTGGTTCAATCTGGTTATGTCCTTGGATGAAAACAGAACACATTGGAACATATCACTTTAAAGGAGATATGCCTGCTGTTGCTAATTTTGTCGGTGAGATGTAATGACAAAGATGTACGAAAGTCCTGATAAAGGTAAAACAGTTTATGAGAGAGAATTTGGTTCATCAGAAAAGAAGTTAAAAACTGGTCCTTGTTCTGCTCATGCTTTTGAGGAGTATGACAATATGGTTAATAAAAGTTTTACCGATATTGTAAAAGCATCACAAACAGCAAAAGAAGGTGGCCGTAAGTTTGATGGTGGTAAATTACAATATGGATTAGTACCACCAGAAGCACTAAAGGCAACAGTAGAAATACTCACCTTTGGTGCTGAGAAGTATGAACCAGATAATTGGAAAAAAGTACCAGATGCCAAGCGTAGATACTTTGATGCCGCACAACGACATCTTTGGGCTTGGAAATGTGGTGAACAAAATGACCAAGAAACTGGTAAGAATCACTTGGCACATGCTATGTGTTGTATCATGTTTCTTTTAGAGAGAGATTTATTTGATGATGAAGAATGGGAAAAGTACATTAAGAAATAACTTTTACTCGGCCTCTATACCATTCATTTGGTTGGGTATTTTCCGGTATAAATTTATTTTCTAATCCGTTTGTATACCATTTTAAATTTTTTTCTTTTATTGCACTACGACCATACATCGGATTGTTGATACCTGAACAGTCGTAGTGATTTTTTGACAAAGATTTTTTGTGTTGTTCAGATTTTGGTTTTCCTTTTGAAGATAACGACATTTTTAATTTAGTTTCTTCAGATTTTTCAATACCTTTTCGTTTAATAGACATTTTTAATTTGGTTTCTTCGGATGCTTTCTTTCCAGTTTTTGACTTTCTTAATTTGTCTTTAATTGTTTGATTAAACATAGGATTATAAGTTTTAATTCTTTCGGATTGTAATTTTGAATGTTGTTCTTTTAGTATAGAATATGTTTTTGAAGTTAATTTGAATGTTCTTTTTCCTTTTGGACTCATTTTCATAGACCAAAAAGCGAAAGTCATTTCTTTATTTTGATATGCTTTCCATAACATCCAATGTGCAATAAAATGTTCTCTAGCAGAAAGTTTAATTATATTGGAAGGTTCATTAGAACCACCCATGGATTTAGGCAGTATGTGGTGATTTTCAGTATATCCAATATAAGTCCTCAATTTACAAGAATTGATGAATTTCGAATAACGAGTTAGGTATAATTGGTTTTTAATTGTGTTCATGTATGTATGTATGTATGTATTTATATGAACACAGATTTATAAATATTAATTATGGTATAAATGTTAAAACTATTGACATTTATATTTTTTTATGTTAAAGTAGTATATATATATTTTTTTTTAATATGGAGAAAGTGAATGAAACTATCAAATGAAACCTTAAATGTGTTGAAGAACTTTTCAACGATTAATGAAGGCCTTGAGTTCAAACAAGGTAAAAAATTGAAAACTGTTTCAACAAGTAAAGCATTGATGGCAG